TAGGATTTGATTCTGGCTCTGCATTAACTCGTTTCCATTCTTCAGCTTTGGCATCAATTTGAACCTTTAATGCTTTTGCTTGTTCAATAACTTCATCCAATTCCTTTTCACAATTCTTAATGATCGCTTCTTGGTCGGCAATCTTTTCTTCGATTTCCTTCATCTTGATATTTAGTGATTTGCCATCGGCTACGATTTTTTCTAATGTGTTTGATTTGGTTAAGTTAAACTTTTCTCTTAGTTCTTCTGCTTTATGGTCTGGCAAAGGTTGTCCGCAGTAAGAACAGTTGTCCACGACAAATTCTTTATCGAATTCTGAGTAATATTGTTGTAACAATTCTTCTTTTTTCTCAATATAGCTATCGATGGTCTTTTCTAAGCTTTCGATTTCTTTTTTAGCATTATCGATTGAACGATTTAAATCGTTCATACGATCGGTTGCGCTTTGGTGTTTAAGTTTAAGGCTTCTTCCTTCGCTAGCGATTTCATCGAGCTTAATTTGTTTTGTTGAAGTAAAGTTTCTTAGCCTTGCGATTTCGTTTTCGATCCGCAAGCGTTCATTTTCAATTTGTAATAATTGGTTTGCGGTATCACCATTGCTCTTAAGAGCGATTAGTTCATCACGTTTTATTTCAAGATTAGAAATTCGGTCATTAATTGAGTTTATTGATAAACCATCAATTTCGGAATAATCGATTTTTGAAAGCTCATCGATTTTAATCGGGATGGCTTTTAATTGATCATTAATCTTTTTCTTGGAGTTTGTTACAATCGCCAATAATTCATCGACTGTTTTCTTTTCAAGTTCTGCCAATAATGGCTTTAGGTTTTTGTTTGATGCAATGACATCCGCATCGCTCACGTTGCCGACAAGCTCTAGCAGGATTTGGCGGCGCTTTTGCCAACTTAGGTTCTGGTTGAAATAATACAGATTTGTAATCATTTTGAAAATTTCTTCATCCGCAAGCTTCGCCACTTCGGCTTTGTATAGCTTTTCTTGAACCGGCACTGAATTAATGTAATAATCAGTTGTATGGCCGGAAAACTCGGTTTCGTTACTTCCACGCTTTCTTGACCAATTTTCCTTTAAGACTTTTTTAAACGACTTTTCATCACCGTCAATTTCGAATACAAGTTCGACTGAATATTCTTGGTTGTGTAATTCGCTGCCATCTGGTAGCAATGGCTTCACATTGAAGCTTGTAACGTTTTGAGAGTTCTTGTTGAATAAGCACCAAAGAAACGCATCCAAGATGCTTGTTTTACCTGTGGCATTGTCGCCGTAAATATTCATATTGCCAATAAAATTAATAGTTAAGTCTTTGATCCCCTTGAAGTTATGCATCACAATTTGTTTTAATTCAATTCTCATTTGACATTATCCCCTTCGATAAATTGTTTCAGCGCTTTTTTAAGAGTAGCGTTCTCTTTCCTTAATCTTTCAATTTCTCTATCTTTGGCCGCAAGTTGCTCTTCCAAAGATTCTTTAATGCCCTTATAGGCTGGGCGATTGATTTTGCGTCCAGGTTTTATTGGTTCGTGTTCGAATAAGGTTAGTTGTTCTTCCACCGGTTAACCACGCCCTTCTTCCATTCTTCTACTTGGTGATCGGTTTTAGTGCCACCAAGTCGTTTATACTCATCGTAAATATCGATGAGTTCTTTTTTTGCTTCTTCGCTTAAGGGCTTCTTAACAATGCCTTTTCGCATCTGTAAGTCAGCCCATAAGTCCATCAAATACGTTGTTCCAGTAATGTGCATGATTCCTCCTTCGTTGAATTGGATTCAATTTTTCTTTCCATTATTTAACACCTCATAAAATCCTATGCTTTAGAGATTGTCCGACTTAACTTAAAATCGGATTTAAGGGCAAAAATCCGCCGTATTTTGCATTTTGTTTTCCTGTTCGACTTACCGTCCAAAATATTATCCAAAAACGCTATTTCGCTTCATTTTTCTTTTCGTTTTCGCTTTTTTGGCTAATTTTAGTATAAAAATATTACGGTAAAAGCAGTTCTTTGACATCAACTCCCCAATGCTCAGCAAGAGCAATAAGTTCAGAAGCTTTAAAATCCGAAAGCCCCCATTCGCGATTTTGGTACGTGGTAAGAGAGATATTAAGGACTTTTGCGACATCTAGTTGGGTTTCGCCGTGCTCAGCACGAAGGCCCATAATTTTTTTTAGATTAATTACTGATTTTTTTTCCATGTCTTCACCTCCTTCTAGTAAATTAATTGAAATTCTTTGATTTCTTTTGGAGCAAGTGGGATAAAATAAACAAACATTTTTTGACCGCCGTGAATGAAATAGGACCTAATCCCATTTGAAATCCGACTTAGAATAGTATCAGCCATTCCTAGATTCATTTTAAAAGTTTCTGCAAATTCTCTCGCATTGTCACACACGGCCACCAAATTATCATCCTCATCGTAGACCGCAACTAAATGATGCTTTTTGTAAAAATTTGTTTTTTTCATAAATCCTCCCGTTTTTGTCGATGTATTATCGACATGCACCGTCATTATATCACACGTTTTTACAAGTGTCAAGCATTTTTTCGCTTTTTTAGCAAGTTTTTAATATTATTTAGCAATTTTTCTTGTTTTATGCTAAAATTATATAAAAAATACACAAAATAAAAAAGGTGAAAAATAAACCACCTTTTTTACACTATTCAACTTGCTTAACAACATCTGCGTATGCTACTTTTTGTCCGTTTCTGATACAATAAACATTTTCAGCATCACCTGTGTTTCCAACGTATCTTCTTAGAATAACTGACGCATACTTTTCATCTAGTTCCATCATGTAGCATATCCTGTCTAGTTGTTCACAAGCAATAAGTGTTGAACCACTACCACCAAATACATCAAGTACTATTTCTCCTTCTCTACTGCTTGATTTGATTGCTCTTGCACATAATGCAATTGGTTTTAGTGTTGCGTGTCCTCCTGCACTTTCTCTTTCTTCTTTGCCTGCTCTGTCAAAACGCCACACATTGTTCATGTTGTCATGTGTGTTGTCAAAATATGCTCTTGTTGAATAATATTCTTCTTTTATTTTTTCATACTCTGCTTTTATTTTTTCATACTCTGCTTTTATTCCATTTATATTTTCAAAAATACTTATTCCTTTACTTTTTGCATATTCTTGTAATGCTTTAATGTTTTCTTCTGTTGGAAAACTCCATTGTGATTTGCTCCACCAATGGTTTACAGTTCTTCCATCTTTATAACCAAGTGCATTTGCTATTTTTTGGTCGCTTTCACCTATTTTTTTTATTTCTTTTTCTAAATAACTTCTTACTGGCTCCCATCCTTCAAAATAATTATCACTATTATTATTAAAGCCTTGTACCCCACACATTACAAATAAACATTTTTCATCTGCAATTGGATACATTCTAAATTCACTTGATAATTGTCCTTGTCCGTTGCCTTTATTCCAAGTAATCAAATTCCTAAATGTAATTTTATTTTCTTTCGCCATAGGCTTTAAAATATTAGAGTATATATCCATTAAAGGCTCATCCATTCCCCAACAATACCAACTGCCATTATCTTTTAAATTATCAAATGTTAATGGTATCCATTTCTTATTGAACTCTAAAAGGTCATCATAGTTTAGGTTGTCATTTAGTACTCCATCTTTTTCTTTTTTCATTCCATAAGGTGGGTCAGTAAACACCAAATCCGCCTTCTTGCCGTCCATCAACCTTTCAACATCTTCTTTTTTTGTCGCATCCCCGCACAACAACCGGTGTCGTCCCAATATCCATAAATCCCCCGGCTTTGTTATCGCCTCTTCTGGTGGCTCCGGCGCCTCATCCTCTATAATTTCTTCTGGCACATGGAACTGGGCCACTAAGTCCTCTATCTCTTCCATATCGAAACCGGTAAGTTCTAAATCGAATGCCCCAGTGTCCAGCTCCTGCAATATGTCCTTCAGCTTAAGGTAATCCCAATCACCCTGAATTTTATTTAATGCCAGATTCAAGGCCTTTTCCTTTGTTTCGTCCAGATCTACAACTACACAATCTACTTCCGACATACCCATGTCAAGAAGCACCTTGTACCGCTGATGGCCGCCGACGATATTCCCGGTGCGCTTGTTCCAGACGATAGGTTCCACATATCCGAACTCCTGCATTGACCGCTTCAGCTTTTCATATTCCGGATCGCCGGGTTTTAAATCTTTTCTCGGGTTGTATTCCGCAGGGTTAATGTTCTCAACCGGTACTCGCCTTATCTCCATTTTATAATCTCCATATATTCATATTATGCCATATTTCTGCAATTGCCGACGCGGCAGATAATTTCAGCTATATTCATTCTAGTGTTTCTTCGTTAGAAACGTACAACCTTGCATTTTCTTTAACCCTTTCTACATACTCGCTAACAAAATGCTG